CAATAGAAGGAAATCATATTACAATTAGAAATAGATCTAGAGAGGGACGGTGATGACTGCAAATAAGATTCCTTATGGAGAGGGTTGGATAATCCTTGACAAAAAACAATACTGGTTTATGAAACGATCAGCAGCCGATGTTGATATAAGTGATGATAAAGGTGGTGATTTCTTTACTTATACTCCTGGATTTGGAGAGTTTAAAGATATTGGGTTGGAGGAATATCTTGTGAACTATGTAAAAGTTAATGAGTTAACATGGTGTGATGTCAACATTGAATGGCAGAGACATTGCTGGTATGAAATAGATCCACAGACAAAAGAACTTGGTGAGTTTTTAGAAGGTTCTGGTATTGAAGGGGATTACTGGGAATGGAATTCTGAGACTCAAGAGTTTGATGAAAGAGAAGATGAAGAGGAGGAAGAAGATGAGTGAAAATATAGTATATTATTCTTATAGGATGAATGCTCATTCTCCTATTAATCAACATGAGATGGATCGT